GAGCCGTGATTATATCACGCGAAACAGCTCATTCCACATGGGCATGCCATTTTTTTAGCAGATCTTCGTAGTCGCAATCCTGGAGGATATCATCGTATGCCGATATCTCTCCGGATATCTGCATCACCTCATCGGGAGAGGATCCGCGAAGCCGGGCGATTGAAGATTCCCGGCGTTGTTTGATGATGTTAATGAAGCGAGCAAACTGCTCATACTTCGAAAGAAAAGATACATCATTACTTTCGGGCATTTGCAAATTTAATTAGTTCACTAGAAACTCTTTCCATCCTTGGACGAATACCGGGTATTCCGTCAGCTTCAGCGGTTCTGTACTGATCGTTATCCAAAAACTCATCAGCAGCTTCCCTATACCTTCCTTGGTTTATTAAGCGTCTTGTCTTGGGACTTTGCATAATAGACCCCCTGTAATGCTCACTAAAAATAGCATCTTGCAAAGACTCCGGAAAACTTGAAAAATCAGGAAGAGCTTTTCTTATCGTCGCTAGCCTAGTTCTTACATCTCTGTCTAAAAGACGTTCAGCAGCGTCTTTATCAATGACCATGCCAGGCTTTACATCGGGTCCATAATGACCGTACCCTATGGTAAAATATTCTTCCTTAGGATTGGGTTTATACGGTTTAGGTTCAAAACCTTCTTCTTTCCTTAAAGTGTTTTTGAACAAATTAACTAGTCTTTCCTCAGCAAGGAAACGACCGTAATCAGTTGTGCTTTTGTTATCTGGCATATCAACAAATAGTACGGAAGCAAATAGCAGAGCTATCACTGCTGCATTCCTTGGGTTTGCATCTGACCCATCTGCGCTGGTGCCGTCCCGATGCGGCCTATTTGGGCATTCTGAGCTTGCTGCATAGCGAACTGATACTGTCCAGCATACTTCTGAATACGAGCAGCAAAAGCTTCATCTTGCTGCAAACGCTCTTGAACGTCCGGTTGCTGCGTATATTGCTGAATGATTTGAAGAGCCGATTGAGAGCCATTCGGCCTTGCTGGTACTTCGATTCCTGCATAAATTTTCGATAGGTCATCGGTGATATCTTTTAACATTTGGTCTTGTGCCGCTTCGACTGGCCTCATTACGCCATCCGCCAATACGGGATCGATGGAAGAAGCTATCGCAGATAGGAGCTTATCCATATCTATGCGTCCGTTGCGATCCATCTGGACCAGAGAAAGTAGTTGATTTAGTTTGGCTTCCTGCTTTTCGCCACCTGAATTGAGAACATCAAAGCTAATTGTTACATCAAAGTTTTCATCAGGGTTGCCCTTAGTAAACATCTGGGGATCGGGTACTCCGGTAACATTGAAAAATATCCTATCCTGTCCAAATCGTTGGAAGTTGCGGTAGCATAACGCTATCACCTCAGCCATATGTTGCAAATATTTGTCTACCAAGAACTGACGCCGGATGCCAGATAGAGGAGATTGCTCATCAAGCCCTACCATGCGATCGGCTTGTTCCTGTAAACTATTTTCCATCTCGACAGAACCAGGATTGAACCCAGGACCCTGCATAAACCTTATCTCTCCAGCCCTGACCTCTGGAATAAAACGACCCGGCCCAATCTCCTCGGGTTTACGCCCCTTCGGGTGCGTAACGGCGGGTAGGGTGGATAGGCTATTGCTATCAATGCGGCTATCGCGTTCCACCTTCACCTGGCTCTGTATCCCTCGCAGAAGCGATGGAACAGTCATGGTGTCATACAGACGCTTGGTATCCTCGCTGAAACGAGTAACTACCACAGGGTAGTCTTCGTACCCATTGAGCAACTCGAATTTGGCATACCCCTGTATGCCAAGTCCATCATCGCCCGAAAATGATTCGTGGAACACGGTCTCGTAGATCCCTTCAGACCCGTCGGCCTCATCGATCAGTCTCTGGTATCCATGTATTATTTCTACTAGTTCCTCGGCCTCGTAAGCATCGTCAGTCATTGATATGCTACGCCTTCCCTCCTGTTCCCTCTCCAAGGAGTTTATGTTTACTCCAGAGTAGTTAGAGATGACGTGTTCCACGAAATTTTCATCCCACCCATCAGTGATCACCTTGTTCTGCAACTCTTGTGCAGTGTAGTAGGTACGCCAAAAACAGTAAGGCGCGCGTTGGGGATCTGTGACATATGCAGGGAAAATAAAATCGCCATCAGGGGCCAGTGTCTTTACCTCGGGAGCATTGATCTGACGCCTCACGGTAGGCACTTCGGCCATACCAAACTCCCGTAAGTCCTTCAGGGCTTTCCGGGCATTTTCCTTTGTCACCTTAATTACCGCCTGCATTTGGACAACCACTTCATCATCCTGGGTGCCATCCAATATCATTTGGGCTAGGTTGGGGTCGGCAGCGGCGATGCGCTGCATATCAAACTTCTGTTTAAAAGTGCGATCTTCCATCAGCCACCCACAGTAGGTGATCATCACACCACGCTCCAGGAAGTAGTTGGCGGCTAGTTCCGCTTCACGCTTGAAGCGTGGAATATAGCCAGAGGTAGTCATCCACTTCAGAAAGTTGCTTACCACCTTTGCTCTCGGGACATCGGCCACCTCTACAGGGAAAGCCTGGATGTTCGCCCGGTTCAGGGCGGACATAAACAAAGATACTAGCCGGGTAACACGCTCATCGATGACATGACTTTCCAAGTCGGAAGCACCATCCCATGGAAAGGCATCGGCACCATGCTTACGCAAGTCCCTGCTCTTCCCCGGCCACCAGTTGCGCCTATCGTCGTAGGACGTGCGGCACAAGTCGTAATAGCTTTCCAGTTCGGTGTCGGTGGTTTGGTATGCCTGGCGCAAAGCCTCTATGTCCGGCTCCTTGCCAACATATGTAATGGCTTTGGAATAGTCTGTTTCCATGTTAAATGTGTTTCGCTTTTTTGCAGACCCGCTCTAAGACGACCTGGGAGTAGTTCTTATTGACGCCTATTCTATCACAGAAATCGGCACTATCCATAACAGCGTTCCAATTTCCCGTCGCGAATGCCCGCCACACCTCCCAACCAAGTAGGCGATCGATTTGTTCCAACTGCCAGCGGCGGGACAATACCAATGCATTAAGCTGCTGCTCTTTTGTATCTGTAAGAGGTGCCACTGACATCCTGTATAGCTTCTATCAATATTTGCTTTCCCACTAGTTTCTTGGCCAATTTCTTGGGAACCAAGACCGGGACCTTCATGCCTGCCTCACGTATGTACACATATACATACTTCTTGTTTGGAGCCACCTTTATCACCTGTCCCTTATAGTGGGCTGGAGTGGCTTCGGGGACATCAATGGCTTCCGCCAATATCTCCTGACCCTCTTCACTAATCCAGGTGTTTTTTCCCACACCAGTGATCATATCTTCGGATAACTTCTCCTTGGCCAAAGCCAATATCTCATCCCATTCATAATGCCCTTGCCGGGCGAGTTCGCTTAGTCTTATCTTCATTTAATATCCTCCCATAGCTCGACGAGTGACGGCCAAATCGCGAGCGGTTACATGGACTGGACCTTCTCCGGCATTCGCCATTCGCAAATAACGTATGGCATCGAAGAAGTCTTTTAGGGGTTCGTCCATTTTCCCCTTTGAGTTGTAGTTGATGAGGCTATCGATTAGGTTGCGGCAGCTCTCGTGAATGTAGCACCTCGGGCGATTGGCCGAATCAATCGGCTCATTCGGGTTGTAATTGAACCACTCATCCAATGCAGATAAGCCCACCTCCTCCATCCGGCCATCGGATGGAACGAATATAAATCCATGCTCTTCAAAAGACATGAAGAGGTCCTCGTTGTTCTCGTTCTCCTTGGCGAAGAATCTGGAGTCGCCGATCCTCTCGAACACTTCCACCCCCAGCTCATCCTCCACCTCTTCGAACAAGTCGCAATAGCCCTGGACGCTCAGCCCTATCTTTTTGGAAGCAGGACCATACCTCCACTTCGGATCCCCGAAATCGGCCCACTCGCCATATGTATCCCAATCAGGCCACTCCCGGCAAATGTACACATTGTCCCGATCATCCACAGCAGCCCATATCGAGACATAATTTCTGGCACCCGCCGGGTCCACCACCTGATAAATGGTATATCTCGCCTTGTTGGAGACATCGGGAAACTTCATTCCATACTTGTTCTCCTTCTCATCGCTCAACACATTCACCTCAGTGTTGAAGAGAGGAAGGAGGGAAGTCATGCTTTTTACAGGTACTCCGTAAGCACGTACTAATATCTCTTCTTCTGGCCTTCCACGAAGGTCTTTTGCTATACGCTCATACCCCCCGAAGGGGTTTTCGTCGGAATGCAAATAGACCACAGAAGCATCCCTAGAAGGGCTGTATTGCCGCACAGGGACCTCCCGGCCCTTGATTAGGGCTGCACCCCTAGTTTCCAATGTTTCGACATTCTTGAGGTAATCAGAGATGAAAGGCGTGTAGCCATCTATAGGGGTAAACCCTACACCCATCACGGCATCTCGGGTGGCCAAACGAAACCTAAGAGTGTTGACCAGAGTAGCGTCACCCAAATATTCATCCAACCATGCACCAATATTGATACCCACCGGGTCCGGAAATCCATATTCGAAGCCCTCAAGGATGGTTTGGTTGTTGCTAAACTGAGTGTATGTCTTGAAATCGACGCGGGTACGGGTGTCTGGAAAGATGAAACTCTTGCCCGTAAAACCGTTCTGCATGGAGAAATTTATGTAACCATCCATGCTTTTGGTCTTCTTCTTCATCTCCCTGGGCATCATCTCCCATATGGCAGCTTGCTGCACCTTAATGGAGGTGTCCTCATTCTGGCTAAAGCACACCACATGGCCATCCTTGCTCTCCGTCACAGCCTCCATAACGATCTTGGCAAAGCCAGTGGTCTTGCCAGACCTGTTCCCCCCGAGAGCCAAACACTCATTATAGCTTTGCAATCCCTCGCGGATGCGTTCCCAACCCGGCAGATCAAACCCATAGCGTATGGGGTCGTTGACACTTGCCTCTATACGCCCCTCATGGGCCTTGTGAAGCTGCTTGAGCAGTGGGAGATTGTTGTCGTATAGCCAAACTATCTCCTCCGCCGTAGGGGCCTCCAGGAAGGGATGTTCCGTAAAGCTAATCATCTATCCAATCAATGTTCCTAAGCTCTTGTTGAGACTTCTTCGCAACAAGGGCTAGCAAGACAGCCAGGTTTTCCTGGTGGTTTTCAAGATCCGCCTTGTTGAACACATCATATTCAAAACCATGGTCTGTGATGGACGCTACCATCACCGTCTCCCAATCCGGGACAATGGTATCCAGGGATCTTTGGACGAGTTCGATGTTTTTGTTCATATTACTCAATGATTTTCCTTATTCCATGCCTGACTGGCGGTGCCACAAATGGCCGTCTTTCTATGGTGGAGGAAGTGGGAGTCGCACCCACGTCCGAAAGCATCGCTGCTTTCGTCGAATCTATGTTTCCCCCGAAAATGCGTTCCCATCCCCTATCGTATGCGTCCCGATCGGTGGTCCTATCTTTACTACCCTTCCCGTTCATCTACCACCTCCGCAGGTATGGCCTCATTGGCCATTTGGTTACGAGCTTGTTCCATGAGCTTTTTGTAGTCGTCATCCGTCCACACCTTCTCCTCCCGGCTGATACTCGTTGCCTCCCCCCGAGCCAGCATAGCCTCGCGGCTACTATTGGCCTTAGCTATGGAGATGTCCTTGATGTCCTTGAAGGTGGGCTTTAGCTCACCACTATCCATCCCCTCACGCACACTCTCAATCATATCCTCCTCCAGGCTCGTGATATTGAGGTAGGAGTAAGAGGCTAGCTTGCCCCCGAGTTCACGCCATTTGCCTAGCTGGTCCGCATAGGTGGTGATAATGCGTATCACCGTGGACCGATCATAGCCATACTTCTTGCATAGGCAGGTCTGGGTCTTGCCCTGGGCATGGAGGAAAAGGATGCGAGCAGCTTTCTCTGGGTTGTACCGCTCAAGAAGTTTAGCGTGTGGAGGAGCAGCAGCCTCAGCTCGACGTAGTTCGTCTTCAATGGATGCTAGTAACTCGTGCTTTATGGCTGCCTTATCGTCCTCCACGATGGGAGAATATCAAAACGGAGCCTTGGAGTCAACAATTTTTCGAGGGGCAGTTTATGAGTAGTAGTGACCGTGGCTCGCGGGGGTTGACCCCCTCCCCCCTGCAAATGTTGGCTCGTGATTGTGCTTGGTT